GGCCGCGCGGGACCTTGACGATGCCGGCGAAGCCGTCCAGCGCCTCGCGCGACTTAGTGGTGTCCAGCGCCTTGACGGACTTGAGCAGGGTGGAGGTGGTGAACAGGTAACGCTGCTCCTCGGGCACCTCTTCCTCGTCCATCTCGGTGGTGGCGGTGAGGATGGCCTCCAGGAACTGCACCCCGTTCTCGATGCTGTCGGTGTTGTTGGTGATGCTGTCCAGCCCCGCGATCTTGGCGAAGGTGAAGGCGTCGCCCTCGGGCGCGACGTGCTCGCGCATCAGGATGTTCGCGGCCTGCCCGAAGGCGAGGTCGAAGGATTCCTGGTTGTCCATCTCGTCGACCATGATCTTGGTGCCACGGTCGTAGTCGGCCGTCACGGTCTTCCACACGAGGTTCACGCCGCTGTTGGATGTGTAGCCGCTCGCGCGGTCGTAGTCGCCGAGGCCGCCGACCTCCATCTGCGGATAGCAGAACTCGTGGACGTTCTGGGTCGGCTTCAACTGGGACGGCGGGCTGGTGAGGACGGAGGTGACCGACGCTTGGCGGTACACCTCGTCCAGGATGGCCTGGATGCCCTTGGGCAGGGTGATGTTGTTGGGCATTGCTTACTCCTTTTCGGTGTCTAGCCCCATGAGCGTGCGCATGTTCTTGGTGCGCTCGTCTTCGGGGTCGGGGGTGCCCTTCGGGTTGCCCCCTGTACTCTTGGACTTGTCGGAAGAGGCGAACAGGTAGGGCGCGGCCCCCTTCAGCTTCTCCACGTCGCCGTCGAACTCTGAGAGGCGCGCGGATGCGGCCACCACGTCGATGCAGCCCGCTGCCTTCAGCGCGCTCTCCGCCTTCGCTGCGGCCTGCTCGGCCTTCCAGGCGTCGAACTCGGCCTTGAGGCCCTTGTAGCCCTCGGCCTCCGCCCTCGCGGCGTCGCGCTCGGCTTCCAGCTTGGCGATGTCGCGCTGGTGCTTGTGGGCGTTCACCGTGTTGCCCGCCGGCGGCGCGGACTGCGCTTGGGTGCTCTGCTGAGCCTGTGCGCCGTTGTCGGTTCCCTGCGCGGCGCTCTGCTCGGTCTGCTGAGCCTGCTGGCTCTGCGCGCCTGCTTCCTGCTGAGCCTGTGCGCCGTTGCCGGCATTGTTCTGATCTGCCATTCTTCCAACCTTTCTCCGGGGTTTGTTTGCCGCGCTTCTCTGCGCGCTTCGGCACCCGATTGCCGCTCGGGCGGGCGAGTGAGACCGTTGCCGCCGTCTCTCGCGATGGTTGGAAGTGTCCCGAAGGTGTCGCCAGGCGGGGAAGTTGCGGGAAGTTCGGGGAAGTGGCAGGGAAATCTGGGCATGAAAAAGCCCCGCCGTGGCGGGGCTTGGCAACAGAGCCGGGCGTACCGTCGCCCTGTATCTTGCTGTTCAACTAGGCAGCGAGTGCGGCTGCAAGGAACTCGTCGCGGGGCGCCAAGTCGTAGTGCTCCACGTGGTAGGTGTCTCTGGATGTCCAGGAGAAGATGCCGTCATCGAACGCGAGGTAGTCGATGCCGATCTTCATCTCGCCAGTCACGACGTCGTCGAAGAACCCGGCCGCCACGGCGTCGTAGCGGAAGGATCGCATATAGGACAGCAGTGCCTCCTTCTCGCCCGACTTGTAGTCGCGGGTTACGAGGTCGTCCTTGCTCTCGTAGTCTGTGAATGCGTCGGTCATCGCTTCCTCCTCGGGTCGAATTGTACCATGCTTCCCGTATTCACGCCCTTCTTCTTCCCGATGGTGAAGGAGCCGTCATCGTAGAGCCACAGCATCCCGTCGGGCGCCGTCACGGTCGCGCCTAGCTCGTCGGCGAGCCTCTGGGCGAAGCACTCTCCGTGCTCGTCGGCGCGCCCCGTGCAGCATGACAGCAGCCGCACCGGCTCCCCGTGGTAGTCGTCCCTTGAGCGCAGCACGTCGGCGATCAGGCGGGCGTCGGTCCTTTCGAGGTAGGGGAGCGCGAGCTGCGGAGATCCGTGCATCACCACGTCGTAATGCCCGCCGCTTCTTCTCGCCTCGTGGGTTGCCCTGCCGACTTGCCCGAGCCTTCCCCGGTCGAACACGGGATACTTTGCGCGAAGGCACTTCTCCTTCAGCTCCGCTCTCTCAAGTGCCCTCCTCTTCGAGGCCGCGCTGACGGCGATGCCGCCCTTCGGCATATCGCCGGCCCACTCCCTGGCAGGGTGGCGGTGCAGCACCTTGGCGCCCGGCACCCTGCTCCGTGCGTTGGCGGCGTCGATGTACTCGCGCATCTTCTCTTGGCGATCGCGCAGCTTCCGCTTCGCCCCCAGGTACTCGGCCAGGCTGTCTCCGTCCCGCCTCTCGTCGTAGACGAGCCGCGCTCCCCGCAGCTCGCGCTTGGCCTCGCGTATCTTGCGCTCGCGGTACCGCTGGCCCTGCTCAAGGGCGTACACCTCCTCGCCGGGTAGGCCGCACGCCGGCTTCGGGTCGGGCTCGTAGGCGCGCGGCATCCCGTGGCGGTAGGGGCCGAAGCTGTGCCGGCAGTTCGCGCCGCCCAGGCCGTTCACGCTGCCGTAGCCGGTCGCGGCGTAGAAGTCGGGGTAGCGCGTGCCCTCTATCTCCACGTCGCCCGCCAGCGAGTAGCAGCGGCCCTGCCACGCGCGGTGCTCCGGGCGGCTGTCGGGGTGGCTCGACACCTCCACGAGCTGCACGCCCACCTCGCGCATGCGCTCCTCGGCCATCCTCATGCCGTCCTGGGCTATCTGGGTGCGCACGTGGCGGCGCACGGCGACGTCGATCCTGTTCTCGACGGTCACCGCCCCCGTCGCCCGGTTCTGGTACGTGACGATGCCGATGCCGTCCCGCTCCAGCTTGCGCACGGCCGAGTGGATCGCGCGCTCGGGGTCGGACGCGCCGGCGTTGACTCGGGTCACCGCCTCGATGGACGCGCTCAGGAAGGCCCGCTTGGCGCCCTCGACCATCTGGATGTTGTCCCTCGCGAGTATCCGGGCCACGCCCTGGACGGTGGCCCTCACCTGGCGCGGCCACGCGGGGGCGCCGCCGCAGCGGGCCACGTCGTCGGCGTCGGAGGCCTCCAGGTACCTCTCGGCCGTGGCGAGCACGGCGGCGTCGATCTCGGCGCGGTGCTCCTCCAGGATCGCCATCAGCTCGGCCGTGCGCGACTGCGCCAGCAGGTTCAGCGCCACGATGTCCGCCTGCCCGAGCCCGCCCCCGGACAGCAGCGCGGCCGCGAGGCGGTCCAGCATCCTCGCCTCGATCTCGCCGTACACGGCGGCCACGGCGTCGCCCGCCACCTCTATCTGCTCGGGGGAGAGCATCAGTAGCCGGGGTCGATCGCGGGGGCCTGGTCGGGCACGGCGGCCTCCGCCTCCTCCTCGGAGAAGCCGCAGTAGTCGGTCAGGTATTTCCTCTTGAGCGCGGGGATGCCGAGGACGCTGATCTCGGTCAGCGCCATGTTCTTGTCCGTCTGGGTGTCGGTGATGATGCCGTCGTCGAAGTCGATGGACACCTCGGCCATCGGGTCGACGGCGGTGTTGCAGAGGTGCCGGCACACGCCGGCCACGCCCCGCACCAGCTCGCCGATGGACTTGCGCAGGACGTTCTGGTGCTTCTTGAGGGTCCGGGCCAGCATGGAGGAGTCGCTGACCACCTCGGTGGCGGTCTTCAGCCCGTCCTTGTGGTCCCATGCCCAGTACTGGTCGCCCAGGCCGCAGGCGATGGAGAGCATCTTCAGGCCCGCGTTGATGGCCCGCTCGTTGTCGGCGATGCGCATGTCGGGCTGCACAACCTTGAGCGGGTCGGTCCCCTCCTCGCCGGGAGGGGTGCGGAAGGTGATATCGTCGGCCTCGCCAAACGCGGCGTACTCCGTGACCTTCTTGCCGTCTGCCGCCTTCGTGGTCTTCTTCTCGATCATCGTGTCCGTCACGAACATCTTCGGGCGGGAGACGCGCAGGTGCACCAGCAGCGAGGTCAGGGCCTCGTCGGTGGCCTTGATGGCGCTCACCCCCTTGTCGAACACGCTGGCCCCCATCGCGCAGTAGCTGAAGTGCGGGTTGGGCACGGCGGGCTTCACGAGCGCGAACGTCTTGTGCGGCGATCTCGTGTCCAGGTCAGAGGTCACGCCCTCGGGGAACACCATGCGGTGGCTCCTCGCGTCGAAGAGCTGGGTGAGGATGTGGTAGGTGCCGCCGAGCAGGATGTGGGCCTGGCACTGGTCGTAGTCGCGGCCGCCCAGCTCCACGCGGGTGACGAACGCGCACTGGGTGCAGCTGTCTGCAGACCACGTGAGGGGCATCACCTGGTGGGCATCGTAGCCGTCGATCCTCACGCGGGCGTCGGGGTGGAGCATCCCGTCGTCGCTCACGTCGTCGACCCCCACGGCCCACGCCCCCGTTCCGAGGGCGAAGGCCCGGGTGGTGAAGTCGGCCTGGGCGACCCCGAAGCTCCCGAAGTGCGCCGCCAGCACCTCCCGCATGCCCCCGTCCTCGGCGGTCATCTCCAGCTTCTCGTTCATGAGCAGGTCGCTCCACGCCTCGGCGGCCAGGGCGGCGGGGTGCAGCGTCTCCCGGTCGCTCTTGAAGAGCTTGAACCCGCGGCGCGCGCGGTAGTGGTACCACAGGTTGTCCGCCGTGTACCAGCCCCAGTACTTCGCTATGGTGCCGGCCATGCGCACGTCGGGGCTG